GGGAATTGCACCCTTGTTTTGGACTATGGAAAGACCAGGTTGAAGCTGATACGCCATTTATTATTACATGAGAATATTATCTACCGAACATACCAGATCGCTTATCTCCACTCATATCAAGACCTTCGAACGCTTCAAGCTGAACACCGCGAGCATTGGGATTGCAGAAGCGAGTGTCACTCTTACACATCGGGCCATTCTTGGGACCATAAAGCCACTCAGCAAAAGCAGTTTGGTCTCCTGGAATTTTAGAAACAGATGTAGTCACAAATTGCCGATCAGCAGCATTTCGCAGATATTTGGGCATAGACGTTCGGGAACGCCCAGAATCATATGGGATACCACCAGTTGTATAATTTTGGATGTATGGTTTTACTGTGGCGTAATAACACGCTTCCAGACGATTAGGGGCATCCGTATAATCAGTCATGAGGACATTACCCATGGGGTTATCTTCTGTGGGTTTTTGACAACTGGCACTCTTCACACTCGATCCATAAGTCTCTTTCACAAGTTTAGACTTGTACAGAACATAAATCACGGCAATCACAGTGGCGCCCAGTACAAAAACACGAGGATCTCGACGGATCAGATAAAGAATGCAACTGACATAGATGATAAAACGAGAAGCAGCATTCACACGATCTTCTGGGGTTTGTTCAGAAGTCGGCCAGAACTGATTTATCTGGTCGGCCCGAGTGAGCTGCTGGGGATCGTCAAACCAGGCCTTCATTTAGTATATGTAGAGGTTTATTTTTTGGGTAGACCGCCTAGCATGCTACCCATCATCTTCATGAGTGCATCCTGATCAAGTTCACCTCCATCATTCTCCATCTTGTCAGCACATTCCTTAGCGATACCCTCGATCATCTTGAGTGTATCATCGGGAATGGAAGTGATCGTAGTACCGAGCATATACAAGGTCTGAAGATACTGCCAGGTCGCACCCTTCGTGTTGACAGACATACGCTCCCAGTACGACTTGATGTTGAGATCCTTCAGGAAGTCGATCGTCTCAATCTCCTTGAGTAGGAAGGATTCATCCTTGGTCGAAATCTTCTCTGCATAAGGAGTCACACCCTTCATGAAAGCGTCCACGACGAGACGTGGGTTTGTAGACTTCAAGACGTCAAACGACGTCATCATCTTCTTAATGCCTTTTTCCTCTGGAAAAGTCTTGTGCAATTCCACAAGAAATTGACCCATCATATCATTGAAAGCAGTGACAGACGCCATTTTCTTATTCTATTGGTTTAATCTTTAAGTTTAGAAAGGTTCAGTGGAAATACTCTCTCGTTGACCTATCCCACCAGAGACGATGAAGAACACCAAAATCGCGTTAAGAGCCGCAGGCTTGGTATACTTGTTTAATTCGAGTTTACCCTCATTGTTCAGGTACGCTTTGAGATGAATGTACCCCGCAGTGATACCACCAGCAATGAGAGCGGCGCTCATCGGGTCGCGTAAATAATCGGAGATCTCCATTTAATTATACCTGGGATTTTTTGTACGCTGCTCTGGTGCATCACCGAAAAGGACATCATCCTCTTCCTGAGGCCGCTGCTGAACTTCATCAGTGACAACCTCAGACTCAGGCTCGGGAGCTTGAACACCTGGTACAGTCTTAAACTCATTTTCCAGGCCTGTAGGTTGGGGATCAGGACCACCCATAGGCTCAGGCTCAGGATCACCCATAGGCTCAGGATCACCCATAGGCTCAGGCTCGGGCTCGGGCTCCATCATTGGTTCGTCGAGTACGTCGGGGTCGATACCATCTTGAATCTCACCATCGAGAGAAATGTCTCGAGTTTCCTGAGACATGTATGTCTGGAGAATCTGTTGCACTGGAATCAACTCTTTTACGGTGCTCTCGATACAGGTGCAAAAACGCATCGTGAGTTTTTCATCACGCATGTATTCACTCTGTTCTTCATGGAAAATGTATGGGTCCTTGTAAAGATCCTTCGCGATGTTGTTGTAACATGTTTGAATGAAAACTTCTTCAGTTGGTAACTTCAGAGAAATCTTTTTGTTATCCGCCTTTAGACGAACCGAAGAAAGGATCTTTGTGCATGCGACGAAAACGGCAGCCAAGAGGTCACTGAACCACGCACATCGATCGGTAATATTGTCACTGTGTCTCTTAGACATAGCATTCGACCAGTTGGGAACCTCTTTAAGGATTTTCTGAAACATAATCAAAACCTGCTTTCCCTTGGAAGTCTTCACAGCTTCGTTGTACATTTCCTCGAACACTTCAATCATAGCTGGACACATGATGAGACAAAGCTGACCAAGATATTCCTTCTTAGCCTCTACCATAATACTCAAATTGTCCATTTATCATTAAAGATGGTTTTAAAATTATAAGTTCCTACGCACTTCTCCTGTATTTATTTGCAATTTTCTTGAGATTCATGAGATTGGGAAAATCTCCCTCTTCTTCTTGTTCAACTTTTTCTTTCTTCTTTTTTGGTTTTATCCATGTGATGTAAATGTCATGATCACTAACAAGTTGTACACTAAATCCACCTAAGGTAAACTGTCTCGCGACATATCTCGCTGCAGCTGAACGATCAAAAGTTGGATATCCAATAAGAAATGTTGGTACTGTCATAAAAAGTTGTTTATGTCCGAGTTCCACTGATTGTTTTATCTTTGCAGAAAATTGATCATATATTTTCCTGTAAATTTCTTTTCGGATCTGTTTACGCTTGTCATCTATCTTGACAACATCATTGATGCTCAACATTACAATTACTGTAATTTATTTTTCACAGATTCCAACTCAGTGCTACTGGGCATAGCTCCTTCCTTGACCAGTTCGTACTTGAGAAATTCTTTACCTTCAGAACCTTCTGTGAAAGGTGTGATATTTTGAGGCGCCTGAACACCGAGAGGTTGTGTTCTCAGAGAAATCAGGCGAACCTTCCCATTTTCAACTTCATACGAAGCCACTATAGAGAAACCATACGAAAATCCACCCTTCTTTATAGCCATGAACATACATTCATAAATGTCCTTCTCATCACCCTTATAATGCTTCATCGTTGTGGTCTCAATGATGTAGGTGCACAGTCCGGTGCGCTTGGAAATTTCTTTGTTCGCCATGAGAACAAATTCTTCCATCATATCATTATCAACCTTAACTTCCACCTTAGTGTACCCCGTGAGATCTGGTCTGGGGTCATCGAGTTTCACAGAGTCAACAGGCTTGGTATAGCCTGAGAGACCGAAGGTTTCAGTAAACTTCTCATGATTGGTCGTCAGAATGAGAACTACCAGGACCAGAACGAATGCAAGTAAATAGTTCATCTTTACTACTATGCGTTAATTTTTTTTTACAAAATACCCAATAGATATTAGATGTCTCTGCTGATATACAGCCCTCGGTGCAAACATTCTATGGATGTGATTGAGTATATCAACAAACACCAACAACTCAAACAGCTTGTACACTACCATAACATCAACACTCAGGGTATTCCTGACAATTACAGAAACAAAATCAATCGTGTACCGACCATGCTTACTAAGAATGGTAAAATTCTCGTTGGTAACGAAATAAAAAATTGGCTTGACTCCCTGTTACCCAAGAAAGAAATAGACCATGGGGGTATAGGTGGTATATCGTGTTCTATGTCGTCTCTGGATGGTAAAGACAACAATTCGAACATGTTTAGTCTAGATGAGTATGGTCAATCTCTTCAGCCCGCCATGACGAAAGAGCTCGAAGAAAAAATTAACCGTGATGTCTCTAAAGGTATGGCATACACAGATTTAAAGATGTGAAACGCTAATACGAGTAGATATGAAACTTGTAACAATTCAAGCTTCTGCTTTTAAGTCAACTTTCGAAGTTCTTAAAGATATCCTAAATGATGTGAACATCTATTTCAAATCAGATGGAATGTATATCGTCACCTTGGATACAGCGCGAACATCTCTCGTGGACATGTTCCTTTCAGCGGAAAATTTTGAAGAATATCATTGTGAACATGAAGAGATTATCGCTGGTATTAACATTTCAAATACTTTCAAACTTCTCAAGACAATCACAAACAATGATGTTCTTTCCATCGAAATCGTATCGAAAGAGTATATGAATATTGAAATCACCAGTGAATCCAAAAAGACGAGTACAAAATTTCAACTCAAACTCCTGGACATCAATGAAAGTCGAATTGAAGTTCCTGAGATTGAAATGTCTACAGTGACGACTCTCCCATCTACAGACTTTCAACGGCTCTGTCGTGATATGTCTAATATTGGAACGGATATCGAAATTAAACGAATCGGTAAAGAAATTCGTTTCAATTGTCAGGGGGACTTTGCTAACCAGGAAACATCTATAGAAACTCTCGACGAAAGTCAGGAAATATCAGGCCTCTACAGTCTCAAGTATCTGAATATCTTTACAAAGGCGACGAGTATGTGTGCGTCTGTGCAAATTATTCAAGAGACTGGAAATCGATTTCTCATTTTAAAGTACAACGTCGCCAACCTGGGTGAACTCAAGTTCTATCTAGCGACTAAGGTATCTGAAGATTAGTAGTGAAGTCGTCAAGTGTGGACAGTGTCTTCTTCATACCTAAGGTGTTCAAAAGAATGATCTTTGGAAACTTATCTTTGAGTGTTTCCTTGTCATAAAACAAAAAATGTTCGAGTGGTACTTTCTGACCATGGAAATCATTCCTTGGTCCTGAATACCGTTTCACCTTTTCAGTAATGTCTCGCATCGGCTTATCATCGTGGTCGACGATCTGTGCACTACTCAAAGGGATACTAAAATGCATCGCAGTGTCTTCACCCTGACCAGGTTTGAAATTAATGTCGCTTGAAATTGCGATGTATTTCTTACCGTTGAAATAATACTTTACACGGAGAATTGTGTACTTTACATTCTGTGGAATGATCGTGTGACGAAACTTCTTACCCGTCACATCCGTATAGTACTGATCCAAGATTTCATCTTTCCAATCTTTACTTTCTTCCATCCAAAAATCATCCTCAATCAAATAGTCCAAGTCGTGATCTACAGCGTACTCTAACTCCTCGGTTATGATAGAGTAGTCTCTAGGTGTGACAAGGTACTTGTAGAAGAAGAAAATACTACTTAAAACTTTGGTAAGCATCTCTTTATAAGGATGGAAGGTAATTTTTTAAGTAGATACAACAATCGAATAGGGGAGTGGAATGAACTTATAAAGAATGATCCCCAAAACAGGGGCAAATATGAATCTGAAATGGCTGAGTACATTATGAAATGTATGCCTTATTTAGATCAACATGTAGAAGATGGAGAAGAAAACAGTAACACCGATAACGTCTTTAATGTGAAAGAGACTGTTGGTCTCAAACGAAAAGATATATTCACGGATTACCTGATAGAGGTTGAAAAGAAAAACATAACCAAACCACAACAACGTACGATGGATGTATGTATGACGTGCCCAGATAGTAACATCATACATTTCCATGACACAAGTGATCTCGTGTGTGACGGTTGTGGTGTCATAGTCGCAGCACTTATCAGTGAAGAATTGACATACAGAGAAGAACAAGAAACTTCCGAAAAAGTTGTAAACTATTCATACAAGAGAGAAAATCATTTCAATGAATGGTTGTCACAATTCCAAGCACAAGAGATGACAAATATTCCTGATGAAGTTATCGAACAACTTCGATCAGAACTCAAGAAGATGAAAATCAAAAACCTAGAGGATATCACACACGCAAAGATTAGAGGACTTTTGAAAAAATTGAGACTCAACAAATATTACGAACATGTTCCTTACATTACAAATATTCTAAATGGTATCAAACCCCCGAATATGCCCCAGGAATTGGAAGAGTACCTTCGAATCATGTTCAAAGATATCCAGAAACCCTTCGATGATAATTGTCCAACAGAAAGGAAAAACTTTTTGAGTTACTCCTACGTCTTATACAAATTCTGTGAACTCTTGGGTGAAGATGAATACCTCCAATACTTTCCGCTTCTCAAGTCAAAAGAAAAGTTGTATCAACAAGATGTAATTTGGAAAAAGATTTGTCGCGATCTTCAATGGGAGTTTATTCCGACTGTTTAAAGAAATTGCGTCTTTAGTGATTAATGGAAACCTGTCCAAATTTCGGTGTCTGTGGTAAAATGATGAGACCTGGTCTAAAGGTGTGTACTTCGTGCTTTTGGAGATTCAAGAATGAGATTCTCCAATTCAAAAGTCGAGAATGTATGAACTGTCGCGCCAGTGGAGAATGTGTCAAGTTTCGTAAATGTGAACATTATTCATGTTTGAATTGCTTCCAAAGAATGAAGACATGTCTCATCTGCGAAGGTAAAAAATAAAGACCCTAAGTTGTCCAAAATTTTTAAGAAGGATAGAGATTGGGTGCATAAAAGTTATTATGATACTCATCGATCGCATCATTCGAATCCTTAAGAAGGACATTTACCTTCCCATGAAGTGTTACGCAAACAAGAGACAACTCACAAACCCCCGTGACTGTTGCAAGTGTAAAAACTTTTGTCGAAAACCTCCGAGTGGTGGAAGCCCCGTCTATGTAAAACTTGAGCCTAAGTATGAACGGATGTATAACTATACCAAATGAACGACGAGCCAGCTCTCCTTGCCCTCTATGAGTTGGAAACCAAAGTTCTCCCCCACCTGGAGACAATTAGTCAAGCCGACCCAGCGGTCCATCACTGCCTAGAAGAAGCTCGGACTCTACTCCAAAGGGCTCAAGATATTCTTCAAATGGCTGTAATAGATCCGCAGACACACTATGCAGAATCCCAGAGGTTCTACCACAATCTGGCTCGGATTCTCCCTCTGATGGTACTGCTTGAATCCGTCTCACCTCCACCTCCCGCCCCGGATGAGGTGGGTAATTCACCAGATACGCCGTCTTCAGACCTGTCAGACGAAGATAGTTATTACCCTGCAACTCCGCCGCGTCATTCAGAGTCTTAATAGTCTTGAATTCTAGCACAGTTTCGTTGTTAATAATAATGTCCGCCCTTAAGTTGCCAATCACATGCCCTTTGAATGGAATCGGAATGATCCTCTCAGATTCATAACGAATTCCCTTCTCCCTCAGTAAAACCTCCATCGCATTGTGGTATACTCTCTCACTGTATCCAGGACCCAGTTGAGAATATATCTCTCGAGCGAATGCCTCGATGTTCATTAGACACTCTTCAAATTTCTTCTTTATCTAAAGTAAGATGGTCTCGGTAAAAAAGACTTCTACACAAACGACCGAGAAACGCAAGGTCGACACTACACGTAGACAGGCTCTCAACAGACGTCGCCAAGTGGAGAGACAACGACGAATGACACGAATCAACGCTGCCATCAACCGCCTCGCTCGTAACTTTAGACGCGTGAACATACCAAGAGATGCATTCAACCTAGGTACAGTCACAGGATCTAATGCTGGTGTGTTGTCTGTTCGTTTGAGCCGTAAAACAATCAAGGAACTCCAAGACATATACAAAAAGACATGGGAACAACGTGTCGAGTATGCGGGTACGATACCATTCACCCTATCAAATACACGGAACTATGTTAGGTTCAATAGACCAACAGCTCGTACGAATCAGCAACTCGCCACTGTGCAGCCGACACAAGAAGAGATGACTCAATACATCGTGTATCACACACATCCCGTCCCTGAATACGCAACTCCACTTTTCACATACCCGAGTGAAGCTGATTTTAGAGTGTACATAAACGAATACCCGAACATGCAAGCGAATCTCATCCTCGAAAATCAGGGGTACTACATCATCGACCTCATCGAAACAAACCTAATCAAACCCAATGTTGATGATGTCACCCGTGAGTTCAACCGTCTCGTACGAGGACAAGAATTTCAGAGGGTGTCAGTCACGTGGAGTAACCTGGGGTATTTCCAAACCACACCCACTCAATGGAAACGAGCCGTGAACAACTACATAGACCCTATCATGCGCAGAAAGTTTGGTATTTCCATCAAGTACTACACATGGGATCAACTCGGTGAGATTACACTCCTGGATAAAAATGTCATCATGAATATAGGATGACTGCACATAGGTTACACATTACAAAAATCGTGGTGCGAGATTTGAAATCTGTGAGCCGTTTGTCATCAAAGAATAGGTGGGAATATGGAGGTAAGGTGAAGTACGACAAGTGCATGAACTATAAAGGTCTCACCTACGTAACATCAAAGGAGAGGGCACGCGTCGACGCGAATGTTCTCGAGGCGGAGTGGTCCGACGCACCCGTGGCATATCACACACATCCATCATTTCTACAAGTGATTCCCGATGAAGTTGGTCCCACAATTTTCACGACACTCCCAAGTGACGCAGACTTTGAATCCTTCATCAAAGGGTTTCCCGATATACAAGTGAACATAATCTGTGATGCACGTGGATACTATGTCATCGACATTTTCGATGCAGTCCGTATGGGTACAGTTCCAGTTCCAGAAGCTGTATATTCCCTCATGAAGGAAGTACGCTACGAAGATTTTCTCTTCAAACGAGGCTTCGGGGAGGACAATTGTGAATACTTTTCTACAGATTTACATGAATGGAAGTGCTTCATAAATGAAGAATTACACACACGACTCAATGAACTTTACGGTATCTCTATTCACTTCTATGGATACGATGATGAGCCACCCACAGTCATCATCGACGCATGAGGGAATCCTCCAATTCATCCACCTCGTACCATGCCCAGTGACACTCCTGGGACTCTATGTTATCTTCGCATATTTCCTGTGCTTCTTTTATCGCTTCAGTGAAGCGTAAACGAAGTCTCAGATTTTCTCTAATCGGACGCACCTCCACGATACTCGGTCGTCTGTACATACCTTCAAGAACATTCTTACGAGTCTTTGCCAATTTGATTTTGTACAAATTATTTTCGGAAAAGGTTGCGATACTTTT